CAAGTCCTCTACTGTACCCGACGACATCAAGACTATCCTAGACAACGACGACGAGAAAACTCCATTCTAAGAAACATGAAAATAGCACACAAAACCATATACTCATGGGAAGAGTTCCGCTCTGCCCTAGACAAAGACCCGAAGCGTAGCGACATCAAAAAGCTACGAAGCTACGCCAGTCATAAGGACGTAGACAACGACGATTGGTACGGTACGAAGTCATGGACGGAAGCTGTATTCTTGCTCGACGCTGGAGGCTGGGGTCTCAACAGGCTGGAGAAAACTGAGCTAGACGACACCATCATGGAGTCTATAGCCCCGCTCGAACAGTACCTCACCGAGTACGTACCCACCATAGCAGGTGGTATAGTAAACATAGAGGCAGCAACGACAGACGCCAGCCCCGAACACTTCCTAGAGGAAGAGGAAACCGACACGATAATAGCTGCAGGCAAGCGTCTGCTCACGATCTACGTGAACTGTTGGAATCATAACGGTATACCAGAGGAGTGTTACTTCCATAGGGGAGCCTTGATATACAAGGCGGTAGACCGCTTGGAGTCTTTGGGCTACGGTTGCGAAGTCATCGCAGTCTTTCCCTGTCGGGGTAGCGGAGAAGCACACGCAACCTACGTTAAGATCAAGGACTTCCAAGAAATGATCGACGCAGATAGGCTGTGTATCTCCATGTGCGCTACGTTTATGATGCGCCGATTCCTATTCCACCTCCAAGAACTAGAGTCCGACAAGGTCAGGCTACAGTACGGTTACCATACTGACGGTGGCTATGGTACGCAGATCCTAATGGGTACTCTCGAGGACTCCGAGGTTATGATACAACAGGACAGTTCTGAGCTAGTGTTCTGGTATGATGTCTCTGGCCTTACCACCGTCGAGAGTATAGAGAAGTCCTTCAAGAAGCTAGTCAAGAGAAAGTTCAAGGAGGTGGACAGGGATGCCTGACGTAGACTTAAAGGAAGCGGCCGCTAAGCTACTCAAAGCATACGAGTTCCCAAAAGGGTACGAGTTCCTGACACAAGACGAGGATTGTATTCGTATGCTAAAGCAAGCCGATAAGCTTGCGCCGCTAGACGATGCTGTCCTAATCACAGGCGAGAGCGGTACGGGTAAGGAGCTTGTTGCGCGTAGGCTACATGGTAGACGGGATGGTAGATTCATTGCGCTTAACCTAGCGTCCATCCCTGACTCCATGATACAGGCGGAACTCTTCGGCCATGTAAGGGGAAGTTACAGCGGAGCCGTAAGCAATCGTATGGGGCTACTGATAGCCGCTGCCAAGGGTACGTTGTTCCTCGATGAGATCGGGGAGATATCCCCTTCTCTACAGGTTCTACTCTTGCGTCTTGTAGAGACACGCAGGTTTCGTAGGATAGGAGAGAACGAGGACACAGAGTTCACAGGTAGGTTTATCTTTGCCACGAACAGCATAGACTCTCAGTTTCGTAACGACTTATACCAAAGGGTAGCCGCCTTCAGGCTAAAGTTAAAGCCATTGAGGCAGCGTATGGATGATGCAAGGCTTATACTGGAGCATACCCTGACCGACGCAGAGTACGAAGACCTCATCAAGTTGCTGTATGACGCGGCGAAAGATAGCTCTTGGGCAAACCCCACCATACTGGCAGGCAATGTCCGTGAGCTACTCCGACTGGCCAAGCAATATAAAGTCCTAGGCCCGGACAGCCTAGACTTTCATTGGCAGGGAGACCACTAACCACAGGTACACATAACGTAGCGATTGGTTACAACCCTAGCATGACTTACAACTGGTAACTACAATGTGGCGATTGGTAAAGATGCAGGTCAAAACGGAATCCTTGTGTACTGTGCATCTTGTGCAACTCGCTCCGACTTGGTCTATAAGCAGACCTGTTACAGCCCAAAGTTAAAGTAAACGTGTCTTTCCCTGTAAGGAAATTCCTTAGAGCCTATAGGCTAAGAAAAAAACTTTTAACTGTTAACTGGGTTGGCACGATTCCTGCTCTATAGTAATCGTTAAGATTTTTTCCCTCTTAACACAGATAAAAATTTGCGCTAACAGTTACGTGGCGCGAAACTAACAGATAGATAATACAATGCAAACGATAGATACAACCTACGAGGTGGAGCATTTCCAGTCTGGTGATTGGAAAGACTTCAAGTTTAACGTACCAGAGTTCAAAGCTACGTCTGACGTAGTCTCTAGGTATGGAGAAGAGAAAACGCTTGGTCTACTGAATCAGCAGATCAGCGCACGGATAAGGTCTACGGTAAAGAACTCGTTGAAGCCTAACGGCAAAACGACTGAAGAGCTGAGGGCCGAGTTGACTGAGAAGTACCCTGACTTGGTAATCTACACCAAGGAGGATGCTGACAAGTGGACTCCAGAGAGCGGCGGAGGGGAGACTCCCGGCAAGCTCTTCAAGAGGGCCAAGGCAGCTTTTGCCGCTGGCGATATTGAGCAGGGTAAGGAATACCTCGCTCGTATGGAGGAACTGATGGCCGCCTAGTGTAGGCCATCCAAACACAAAGGTAGCGTAGCATGGTGTCGTGGGAGACCCACGAACAGAGTAGTTACTAGCGTTTATACTTTGGTGAAACACTACGCTATCTTTTTTAATTTCTATGGATACAAAAATTATACAGAATCATTCGGAACTTTTGCGTAAGATGCGCTCAAAGAGTTCTATCAGTAGGTCTACTTACAGTCCTACCAATGCACACAAGGTCAAGCCTATCTTGGATAAGCTACTTGACGGACAGAACGATATCCTAGTTACCGCAGAGGAAACGGGATACACACCCAACACACTCCATGTAAAGTTATCTGACGGGTTTAAGTTTCTCGTTGACAACTCTACAGAGTACGGGCCAATCTATGCAGAGCTACGCACTCAGATTGCGCTGCGTAAGACAGACACGGGTGTCTTGATTTACTTCAAGGACACACTACGCAATCAGATTAAAGCCAAGGAACTACAGTATGAATTTGCAGACTCTAAAGTCTGGAAGGCAGAACTGCTTGCTTGGTTACAGGACGCAAAGGAAATGGATACCTTTAAGCGAGATCGTATTATAGTAAAGCACGAAGACATCAAGTGGCTGGAAGAACAGCAGAAACTTGTAGACTTCGAGTTCGACACAGCCAAAGACACGCTTAGTGTCGTAAGATAATGCCACTGACAGTCATAGCCGCAACCTCTATATTTTTTACCTTGCTATTTATAGCCCTCATTATCATAGATCTAAATGACCATTGAGGAACTACTAGACTGCACGGTAGAACAACTAGAGTCCATGTCGGATGAGGAACTACTCCAACATTTCGACAGTTACTTAAAGCTAACCGAGCCGAAGGTAGAGTTAGCCAAGCCGAAGACGGCACGAAAGAAACGTGTGCCAAAGGAGAAACCAACGCTGTTAGATAAAGCAAAACTACTGAAGAAAACCTATGGAATTACTTAACCTAGAAAAAACTGAAGAGGGCAAGCTCATCATAAAGATAGACGCATCCTTAATAAAGGAGTCAGCTTGCGAACGTAGACTATGGTATATGTTATGCCGTGGCCTACGCAAACGGAACTCGAATCATAAGATGGAGTACGGCACGGCAGTACACAAAGCCTTGGAGTCGTACTACGCAGATGGTAACGAGGAGAAAGCTGTCAACGCAGCGATAGACCACTACGCAGATGTGCTTGTACCCGACAAGGACTTCCGTGACTTAGCTCATCTGGTCAACCTGCTCAACCAATACTTCAAGCAGGATACAGGGTTGGAGGTACGCAAAGACCCCGACCCCCTGCTGGAGATGCGCTTCGCCTACCCGTATCTGCAAACGCCAGAGCTGGACATACTTTTTTGCGGCACAATAGACTTTGTCGGAACCTACTTTGGCCGCCCTGTTATCGTAGACCACAAATCCACGGCAGCCTATAGTCCCGCTGCCTACTTCGCGTCCTACAAGGTCTCACCCCAGCTAATGTTCTACAACCTCATCTGGCATAGACTATTCCCAGACGAGGATGTAGGCTGTATGATTAACGGTCTGTTCCTTGGTCGCTCCAACAAGAACAAGTTTGAGCGTAGCGAGATATTCGAGTTCAGCAAGGATAGGCTGGCTAAATTCCAAGCCTACATAGATGACCTTGTCAATAGGATAACACACAAGCTTGAGTCTTACTTCGAGACATGGGACGAGAAAGGCGGCGAGGATATCTTCCTTAGCAACTTCGCCTGTTGCGAGACTCGCTTTGGTCTCTGCTCGTTCACGGCGCTATGCACGGCGAACTCAGGCAACGATAGAGAATCCATCGTCAACATGGACTACGTACGCAAGGTCTACGATCCCCTACAGTTTCAGCTATGATACATCTATGTAATTACACGAGCGCAGTAGATCAAGTGGTATACCTGAACCATAAATTGGAGGTAGAACACGAAACAGCGTATAGGTCGCTGGCTTTTGCGTGGGGCAGGATACACGAACTGGAAGAAAGACTAGAAGATTTGGAGAGAGAACAAAAAGAACATGGAAGTAACAGAAAAAACACTAAAAGCTAGGCGCGACGCCTACTTAGACGGCATGGATAACTTTACCATGCTACGATACACGGCAGCTATGGAGTCTCTCAACAAGACTCTTGAAGCTACGCTACAGGATAACGAGATGACAGGCATTTTGTCTGCTGACTCTGTTAGTCAGGCCTCAGCGATACTTGCGGCAGCAGATATGCTTGGAAGTAAGCTAACCGCAATAGATAAGTCTATACAGAATATGTCTGTATTAGTGGGGAGGGTAGCTGCAATTGACGATTCTGTACGGATTGCGGTTAACGTCTTAGATGAGGTCAGTGATCGCTTAGAGTCAATTGGTGTAAAACTCGACACATGAAAATACAACTAGATACAGTAGCAGGCAAGCGTGCGCTATTCTTGGCGGCGGAGTGTGTTAGCCTGCTGGATGCAAAGCAGAAAGACTACGGGCCGGGAAACATTAGCCGGTTTGGGGTCAAGGGTCTTAGCGTGCGCTTGTACGACAAAGTAGAACGACTCGCAAACTTGTTGATGGACAAGGAGGAGTCTCCCAAGAACGAATCGTTGGAGGATACCTTCAAGGACATAGCAAACTACGGACTCATTGGGCTTATGCTACTGCGTGACCAATGGCCTAACGAAGAACAGTTAGAATTCGACACCTTCTACGGTGTCATTGAACCAGAGACTAAGATAGAAATAACAACAGGAACAAAAACGGAAGAAGAAAAAGAAAATGTATAAACCACTAATAGCAATCGTAGGTCACAGCGGCAGCGGTAAGAGTACAGCGTTGCGTAACCTAGACCCGAAGACAACCTACATTCTAGACTTGGAGCGTAAGGGATTTCCTTTTCCCAAGGCTAGTAGGTTCAACATCATTCCCGTGGAGAACGCCAACGCTTTCCCTAGGGAACTTGAGAAGGTTCTAAAGAAAGATGACTGCGAGACCATAGTGGTCGAGTCGTTCACCAAGTACGTGGAACAGGTTCACACGTTGGCTACCAACTCGTTCAAGGGCTACGATATCTGGTCGTTCTACAACAGGACTATCCGTAATATGTTAGACTCCATCAAGAACGATAAGGCTACAATTATTTTCACCGCCGTAGACGACATCGTGAAGATTCCGCAGATTACAGGCGGCGAGTCCTCGCACCGCAGGGTCAAGGTGCAAGGTAAAGTTCACGAAGGCGCGATAGAGAAGGAGTTTCTCATGGTGTTGTTCACCGAGGTACGCAAGAACGAGAAGACCGAGGAGATGGAATACTTCTTCCAGACTAACACGGATGGGGTTACGTCAGCCAAGACTCCAATGGGTATGTTCGACGAACAGCTCATCCCCAATGACATCGTTACGGTGCTGAAGAAAGCGGAGGAATACTACAAATGATAACAGACATAGATGCACCTTGGGAAATAATAGAAGAAATTTCTGATGGTACATATACAGGAAAGCGTTGGCTGTTGGAGTGTCCACTCTGTAAAAAAGACCCTGTTTTACTTGTGGAAAACAACGGTCAAGATTGTTCTGTAGAGTGTCCAACCTGTAACCTTCTTATAAACAACCGCTCAAAGGTTGGCATAAAACAAATGGGGAAGCTTTGGAACAAGCTAACCACGCAAACGTGGCCAGCCGAAGAGTTTACATACTGTATGCGTGACGAGTGTAAGAAGGTTGGTGATAACACCGTCAAGCCTACTCCATATATCGGCAGTAACAGAGATACTAATTACGGTTGGTATGCAATGTGTCCTAACTGTCATAACATTGTATCTGGAGACACGCGAGCGGAAACATTAAAGCTTTGGGATAGCGAGCATTTGATTGTTTAATGTTATGAAAAATAAACCTAGGGTAACATTGGGACGGTTGTTTGTAGTAGCGAACGACCGCAAGCACAAGGCAGCCAACAGGTCGTATATCTTTACGTACCTTGAGGGCAAACACAGACCTGTCCCACATCTATTCACGGACAGGCAGCTAAAGGAAGCCAGAGAACGGGCATTTAATAACCCAGAGGACTGCCTACCCCTGTCTAGGTGGTGGGAGTTTTGGAAATAATTTCCCTATGAGTGTAGGGGATACGTGTACGATACACTACAATAAACATAAACTACAATACATAATAACAAATGGCTAAGATAAGTCTAAAAGGTATTACGGAAAGTTCGGGTAGGCCTTACCTCCCGAATGGTACATACACGCTTCGCATTGTCGAGGCAGAGCGCAAGGTCAGTAGCAAGGGCAACGACATGGTTGCTATTGTAACTGAAGTTGTAGAACCCGCAGAAGTTAACGGGCCTAGTGGCTTTGTTGAGATCAGCGGTGTTCAAGTTAGGGACTACCCTCTGATTCCGTCTCGGAGTCTGAAGGAGTACCACAAAATCTTCGACCTGCCCGATGAGTTCGAGCTGGAAGAGTACGATGAGATCGCCGAGGGTCTCAAGGGTAAAGCATTTAAGGCTGTACTCTACACGAAGTCTGAGTCTAGAATGGACGAGATCACAGGTGACCCTATGATCGACCCCATAACTGGGCAACCGTTAGCGAGTTATCGCTACAACGTGGAACGCAGATTAGAAGCTGCCGAAGACCACGATATGTCTGGGTTCTAGTCTCTAACGAGGCTTGCGGTATGGTACGCAGAGAGATTCTGCGGCGGGTTTATGACATTCTGTCATTCCCCTCTGAAACAAACGCAAGCCTCACTTACAGAAAATGCTTATGAACAAAACTAAACCTAAGTCGGACAGCAGGGTGAAGCGGTATATCCCTCTGATGATACCCGAAACCCTACACCGCAAACTAAAGACAAGGGCCAGAGACAAGTGTATGCGACTCAATCAATACGGGCCGCGCCTACTGGCCAAAGCACTACGAAACGACAATGACAGTTATTGAACAAGTAAAGCAGGAGCTAGAGAGCTTGGCTCCCAAAAAAGTACAGGACTGTGAGGCGGTAGCCCACAGGTTTAAGGAACTAATGGCTAAGGTTTTGGTCGTCGGGTATAAGGCTGGCTTCCAAGACGCGGCAAACTTGGTTGTATCCTACGTTGACGGTCACTTCAAGGACAACAAGGAGTTCGCCGAGGAATCCGAGGAGATCGCAACGGCGAAACTTATGGACTTAGAGTTTCCAACCGATGCGTCATAAGCCTACCGAGACATACTCAGGCTTAACTGTTGTAATAGACACGCCCTCGCGGTTCGACCGACACGTTCTTTTGAGCGGTTACGCGGGGGCGTTTTTTGACTCTACAGTTGCAGTTGGTCGGGACTCTTGCGATCTGCGTACCCTGCCTACATTGGGTGCTGGGCTACTGCCGGGGACGAAGGTAGTCTTGTTGCTTGGTCGTAAGTCTTTGCGCCAACATAAACCCGGAGTAGGCCTTGATGAACAGAGGGGAAATCCGTGGGTAGAGGATGGCGTAACCTACCTTGCGTCGTATATGCCGCAGGATGCCTTTGATCGTAAGAACTATTTCAACCCTAACGAAGAATACGCAGGGGGTAGCGATGACGACAAGGTAACACACGGGAGAACCAAGCGACAGAACTGGAGATTCTGGTTGCGTAAGGATATCCGCAAGGCCTGTCGGTATCTGTTGGTAAAGCCAAGGATGCGGGAGATGGGTGAGGTAATCTATCCTAAGCTTGAGGATGTGGTCGGAGACCTCACGGAGACCAAGGGTAAAGACCTGTTCTTCGATGTCGAGACCATGAGCGATTTGACACTCACTTGCCTAGGTTATGGGTGGTCAGATGCGGAGGCTATCTGTGTTCCTATGTATGAGATACCGCGTCAGGCATACTACTATGGTGGTCAGGGTACAGCGGAAGTTTTAAGAGCCTTGGCGGTGGCATTTCGGGACAATACGGTGGTAATCCACAACGCTATGTTCGACCTCTTTGTCATGGCCTACAAGTACGGGATTCCCTTCCCCCGCAAAGTCTATGACACTATGCTTTCGCACCATCGACTGTACCCCGAAGTCGAGAAATCCCTAGGCCACTGCATCTCCCTCTACATAGACCGGGAGTACCACAAGAACGAGGGTGTCTTTGAACCCCGCAACCAGCAGCAAATCCTCTCCCTCTACCACTACAACGCCAAGGATGTCATCAGCCTAGCCCTGCTCAAACCCAAGCTCGAACTACACGCAGCCCAGCTCTACGCCAAGGAAAGTGTCCAGCAGGTAAACGACAGCATCATACCGTACCTGACTGCCATGTGCCAAGGCATCAACTACGACAAGAAAACCCTAGAGGACAAGATAGTCTACAACAACCGCTACTGCGCCCAACTCTCCCGTATGCTGCGGCTGCTCGTCGGCTACGAACTCAACCCGAACAGTCCCAAGCAGGTTTCCAACTACCTCTACAACTGTATGCTGTACAAGAAACCAGCCAAAGACCTAACGAATGAGAAGACCTTGTTGCAGCTACGACTTAAGCATCCGAACCCTGTGCTTACGCTTATACTAAAGTACAGGGGAGTAGCGAAGCAGTCTGGCCAGTTGAAGTTCCCGCCCTATGTTCCACGTGGAACAACCAAGGAAAGGATAACCACAGCCTACAATCTGGCCGGTACTACCACTTTCCGACTGGCTTCCAAAAGATTGCTTGGCAGATGGGGTACGAACGTGCAAAACTTTCCCAAGGATTTACGTAAATTATTCCTTCCAGATGAAAACAGAATCTTTATCCAAGTTGACCAGTCGGGTGCAGAGGCACTCGTTGTTTCTTACCTCTGCACTAAAGGTAACTTTCGCAGTCTCTTTCTTCATGGGATTAAAAGTCATGTGTATGTTGCCCTTCGTTTGTTTGCCGAAGTGTGGTCTACAGAACTGGGCCGTTCAGTCGATGAGTTCTGTACTTCGCCAATTGCCCAAGTTAGCAGGCTGCGAGGATGGGACGAACTCGACCGCTTAATAAAGTCTAGCGACAACTGGAGCGCAGAGAAACGCTACTACTTCATTGCCAAGATGGTTTGCCATGCCAGCAACTACGGCATGAAGCCTCCCACCTTTAGGGTAAACCTACTCCAGAAATCAGAGGGCAAGGTCTCCATCTCAATGGCCGAGGCCAAGCGATTCCTTAACACCTACCACGATCTCTTTCCAGAAATACGCTTGTGGCACATGGAAACTATCAGTACATTACGGCGTGAGGGTATCCTAAGAAATCTGTTTGGCTACCCCCGTGTATTCACAGCCAACGTAGATGAATCCATGTACAAGGAAGCCTACGCCTTCGTACCGCAATCAACTGTAGGCACGATAACGAATATTACATTTACCAAAATGCAACAGAAAATAGAGAATCCCCAAGATCCACTATCCTCCATGAATGTGGATATCCTACAGAACAATCACGACAGCGTTCTGATACAATGTCCACCCGAACACGCAGACCATGTGGCCAAGGAAACCATGACCATAATGAACTGTGATCTAGTTTCGCCACGCGGTGAGAAGTTCTCGATGAAGAGCGAAGCCTGCGTCGGTGATACATGGGGAGGTGTAGCGTGACGATCTTGGAGAAGTGGCGTTTCTATCTGGAAGACCTTGAGTCACCCGACCTCTACCTAGACTGGGGATTCTACTTTCTGATAAGCAGTTGTCTTCAGCGTAGGATATGGACTTCGCAGGGTATCAACGCAATCTACCCGAACCTGTTCATGCTGCTGGTTGGGCCACCCGCTTGTGGCAAGAGTCGTTTGATCTCCATGATCTCTGACATCATCGAGGACAACGAGCTAAAGATAATGAGCAAGGACAAGAAACAAACTGCTCCCCTCTTCCCCTACACCGCTGACAGCATAACAGCAGAAGCTCTCAGCAGATACTTGGCTGAAGAATGCACCAAGGTTTTTACCCTAGAGGATGGTAGCGACTACGTTCATGCGTCCTGTACCATGTTGATAGAGGAACTCGGAGTCTTCCTAAAGAAGCGTACCGAGGACACCGTGAATATGCTCAACCAACTCTACGATGCTCGCAACTACCGCTACTACACAAAGAAGCAGGGTAAAGACAACGTACAAAACGTGTGCGTGTCGATGATAGCAGGCACTACCCCGGCGTTCATCCGTGAGTGCTTCAACGAGAACCTCATATCCCAAGGCTTCACCTCCCGCTTCATTGTAGTCTACCAAGACGAACCTCGATTCCTCCGACAGTTCACCGGCTTCACGGACAAGCACATCCAAGCTAGGGCAGACGTTGTCCAGCACGTAAAGAAGCTGTCCAAACGCTGTGGCCCAGTACCCATGTCCGAAGAGTGCGCTGCCTACCACAAGAAACGCTACGAAAGCGGCTCATACATAAACAACAGAATCAACAGCAGTCCCAAGCTGGATCTATACTACGCCCGGAAGAACATCCACCTACAAAAGCTGGCCCTCGCGGTGCAAATGGGCAATTCAGCCGAATCTAAAGAGGTTACGCTGGAGGCATTTAAGTACGCAGAGAAATTCATTGCAGAGACCGAGCTTTTCATGCACCGTAGCTATGACCTAACGGGCAGAAATGTGATCCACGAGTTCACACGGAAGCTTGGTGAGTATGTGAATGGTAAAGAGGACGGTGTATCCCACAAAAAACTATGGCTAGACTGGCACAGCGATCTAAAAAAGGACGAGTTAGAAGCAGCA